GGTCTACGTCTACGATTCGTCGAGCCTTCTTCGGTTTTCGTTTCTAAAGACGGTTCACTCATTCCTGAAACTTTGCTAGAGGAAGAACCAAATTTCCAAGGAGTATACATCAGATCAGCGAACTGCATAGCTATCGGAACTGAGTCACGAATAGTGAGTGGAAGAGCAGTTTCTGTACCAAATCGCTGAAATTTCGAAGTCACAGATGTACTAATGTGACCATTCCACGTATCACCGGCTAATACAACGTAACTTTCTCTCTTTTCAAGTGGAAAGAAGCCTCGTATAGTAGATCCAGCGTTAGTCATATCTTCGACATAAATATAAGAAGATGTGTATCTATTAATAGTTTCAAAGTATTGAGAAGTATTTGCAACACTTCCATAAAATTCATCATCACTATTGATAGTAACCTTCTTTGTTGCACCAAAACCTCCACGGTATTTAGCCATCGTTGTATCGTAAATTGAATTACTAGCATCGATCCAACCATCAGGAGCGTCAGTGTGCATGTTCATCTTGATTGTCTCTGAATCAGAAGCAACATTTGGCATAATTCTGTAACCAACTGCTGACGTAGAAGACATTTTCTCTGAATTAACAAATGAAGTTAACCAATTAGCATCAAACTTTGGCATACCCGAATACGAATAAGTTTTCGTTTCAACCGAAGTAGGAAATGCTTGAACATAAAGTTGTTGAAAATCTCTAAACTTCTTATTACGAAGAAGTAATAAACATTTATCTAAAATACCACTTTCTAAACTATTGAAATGATTTTCATTTCCAAGTGTAGGTACCATCTTAATTGGTGTATACTTAAGTAAAGGTGCACCAGGTAGATGAGATTGTTTATAGTTATCATATAAATGGAACATGTGTTGATTGACCATCGGGTCTAATGGTACTTCATCAAGCACTTGTCTTAATATACGAATTTTATTGAGATCTGAAACAGAGAACGTCTGATATAACGTAATCATTCCTTCATTTCTATTCTTTTCTAATGTGAAGTGAGCTTCAACAGAAAGATAGAAGTATAAAACAGATAGACAATAAGCAATTGAGGCGTAATAATTACTAACATATTCCCAAGTTAGAATACCACTAGTAAAAGTATTTAAACGAACCTTTCTGCTAATTAGGTTAACCCAATCAGCCATTACTTTATTCCAAAGATAATCCTGAAGGTCAGGGCTACCACCATAGACATTTAAGTCGGATGATGTACTACGTTCAGGGTATACACACTTCGTCTTCATGATCAGAGGTGCAGTGGAGTCTCTTCCGTCTAAGAAGAATTTAGGACGGTAAAGAGGTACTATGTCAGTAGAAAAGTTAATATCTACTGGCTTTAGATTTAGACTTAATCCAGTAGGATTAAAGCTTGAACCACCAGCATAGTTTGCTTCAGTAGTTCCGCCGTCTCCTTGATCTGGTGCAGGGTCAGTCCAGGATCCAGACATATCTGCAGTTCTTCTTCGTTCACGGACTTGTTCTCTTAGGAATTCAGCCCCTTTATTAACGAAATCATCGATTGTAGCATCAGCACCGATTCCAAAGGCTTGCCCAGCTAGACCTGAAGCAATACCTGCACCCAGTTTTCCAAATCCAGGAGGTGGAACGAAAGCATCTAACTTAATATTTGGATCAGTATCGTGTTCCTTATCCATTTTATCAAGATAGTCGTACCACTGTTCGTATGTTAAATCTGATACGTCATCGAAAGTTCCAACGAACTCATCATAAGCATGTTTGTTCATCAGAGCATCAAAAGGACATTCTGCTAGTAAGTCCTCATGATATCTAAAGTCATAATCATTACTCTGTACAGGAGTAATAGCGTTATCATTATCTTGTGTCATGTTGCAAGATGTGGTTAGGTAACCAGGGCAGCGCTCAGAAGCTTAACCTCGCGGCCAAGGGATTGGAGATGTCAACCTGCCGTCTTTCC